CGCGGCTGTACCATAGGCACGTGATGCGTTTTTATACGCCTCTGTGCAAAGGTCAGTTTCGATCTGATTTACAATCGCCCGAAAAGCCTGTGCGAAGTTCTGCGCCATCAGTTCTTGGTAGGAATCCCCTAGAGACGCCTGCTCTTCACCTGAAATCGGGATCGGTGCGACATAAGATTTACTTAGAGTCATATCGACGTAAGAATACGTCGCCGCGCCTGTGTTCGGTACAGTCACCGCCGGGGTGAAGGCCTCAAGAGTCGCCGCCGGTGCGATAGGTGCGCGCACTGTCTGATTCAACGCCGCAGCGGTTGCCCGTGCATCGAGAGTCACGCCAGCGATTGCGCCTGTCATCTCTCGGGATACTGTTTGCATTGCCCGGTAGATGGTGGGGATTAACCCCGTTAATGTGTTTGCTACTGCCATTTATTACCTCAATCTGTTACATTGACGCCGTTTTTTATGGCTTCGGCTTTTTCAAGCGTACCCATAGCGTCAAACTGTGCTCGCGTGATCGTGCCTTTTACAGCCCCTCTTTGCCCACCAGTCGAGCCGCCGCCGGGTGTGAGTTTGTTTTTTAACAGGTTAGCATTTGAATCTTTGCTAATCCATTTCTGAAAAGACTCGCTCAAGGCGATTTTGTTTCCGTCAAGATTGGCGACGATTTGATAACCTTCGTCACTCTCGACAAGCTCAGGTGCGCATTCTGCCTGAAACAATCTCATTGCCTGTTCAGCATTGTAGATTTCAGAATTCTTGCTCACCTCTTTGAAAAGTGCATTCTGTAATTTCTCGCTGTGAAGCTCTGACCGATATTTAGCCGCCAATTCTTCACGCTTCTTTATCTCCGCTTGTGCGCGGTCTTGCTCTTTCTTCAGACGCTGTTCCGCTGTCATAGTTGAACCCTCAAGCTCGCCAAGTTTGGCCTTGGTTTCTTCATAGTCGGCAAGCTGTGCCTCAAGCTCTTTGAGCCTCTGCGTCAGGCCGCCCCGTGCCTCTGTTCGCGATTCGGCAATAATGCCCTCTATAATCGCCTTAGTTGAAACGGCGTTTTCACCGGTTCCGATGGTCGCTGGAAAGTCGATAGTCTTTTTCAAACCTCGATGGAAAAACTGAAAAGTCTCCGGCTGTGCCGTTTGTGTTTCTTCTGGTGTCATGTTTCCGCCTCTTGCGTTTGCCTATCAAGTTCGAGAGGGAAGTCCGGCCCGCGTTCCATAGATTCCGCAGCCATCTTTTTGGCATTTTCACCAGGGAGGGTTATCTCAATAATCCCCTCAAGTGATTTCTGCCTGACACTCGGTTCGCCGGTATTGTAAAGCTGGTAGAGTTTCACGAGACGATCATTAATATCATCGCCCTGAAATTTCTTGCTATACTTTATCTCGACATCTGATTCTGAGAGTGTCACACCGTCCCACTTTGCAGCGGTGCGAAATATAAACTCTTCAGCCTCAGAAAGTGCGTTTGCCTCTGAAATTAATAGTGCTTCGGTTTTCTCAAACTCTTTACCCATGGCAGTGCCTGACTGGACATACCTTTTATCGCGGTCAACGTCCATGCCCACTTTACGGAATATCTCAAGCGCGATCATTTGCCGCGCTTCTTTGTAGGGGGTGATTTCTTGCAAACCCGCGCCGTCAAAATAGGGTTTCTGAGACATCTGCCCGTTAAACCCTACAAGCGGAGAATCAGCCAGACCTTTCTTTTTTATCTCATCCGGGATTTCGTCCTTGTTCATGTAGGGGAAAAACAAAGTCTTGAAAGTACCCGACGCGAGCATTTCTTCAAGGTATGAAAGGATTGAATAGTCTAAACGGTTAAGGATGGCCACGTCTTCAAAAGGGCTGTCAGAGATATAGTCGTCTTCAACATCGCGCCCGTTTACGAAATGAAACGGGACATACCCCACAGGATGCGCCATCTCGTCAGAGGCGACGACAACCGTTTTACCTGTGGCCTCTTCTTTGATCTCAAAATCTTGAAAATACGTTTTCGTCCACAGCCGGTAAATTTTCTTATGCTCCGGCTCTGACATCGGGTCGGCTTTTATCACGCGGGAATCGTCGAGCAAAACCCATTCTAGGTTCATCTGGTCATCACAGGCAAAGTCTCTGATTTGCATCGGGGTATAGATACACGCATAAGGGTTTAACCCAGCAGACTGTCGCGCTGCTTGTGTCGGGTACATCTCAGGGTCGAAAGATGGCGAATCCACAAGTATGCCGGTTGTGTGCATCAGAGATAAAGTGCAGACAGCCTGCATGAACGCATCGAGGCTTTTCTTTTTTGACGCCTTTTCTTCTAGGTACGAAAGCGAGTCAGGGTATTTTCTCTCAGGCTCGTGCTTAAATATAAACCCCGTGAGTAAATCGACAATCGGCTGAACGTAATTTGCGAATACTGAACGCTTCAAACGCTTATTGTAAGCGGTGGTGTATTCTCGATCGTGCTGAGTTAGATGCGCTCCCTGTATGTACTGAAACCCGCCTTTGTACGAGTCAGACAAAAGTTTGTAGATCGCGTCTTTAGCGGCGAGCTTCGGGTGTCTGCGGGTAGCTATTATGTCTGACATTTAGCATAGTGCATACCCTGCCGGTTGCCCTTGCCGTATTATGTCACGTCAGGTTGTCAATCTTTAATTTGCTTTGAAGAAAACCGGCTTTGGTGTGGGGTTGTCGATTCTCATGCACAGGTATCGAATTGCGTCGAGTCCGTGGTCATTGCTTTTGATTGGCTCTGTCTTTTGGCTCGACTCTTTCCATTGATAAGAGTAAAGCTCGCTTATGAGATTCACGCACCGCCGATTGATTTTGAGCTTATCCCTTCGAAAACGATCATAGACGACGTTAATACCTGACGCAACGTCTTTTATTGCCGGTGTCGTGATTATCCCGAATTGCTCCAAAACTGCCCTATCGCCTGCGTCGTGGTCAGCTATGCTGTCTCGGTAAGTCAAAGACTCATGCCGCGCCTTTATTATTCTTGCGTGTTCATTAATCGTAATTTTTGCGGAGTACCACTCATCTTCAATGTAAAGGCATTCATCTGCTGTGTCATATGCCCCCCAGTAGCAGGCAAAAGGGTTTGTGAATCCGAAGTCTATTGTCCTGTACCAGTCAAAACCGCGCTTCGGTAGGTCGTCGTAAACGTGCTGCTCGGGGTCAAAGTTATCGTAAACCAATCCTGAGAGCTGCCCGAATTCGCCATAAAGAAAGCGGTCTTTATCCCTTGGCGAGAGGCTTTCGAGAATCTCCATGTAACCCGCTGCAAGGTTGGCGGCGTTGTCTGTGGGGTTCATTCTTATCCAGCCCCATTGATTGGGGTTTGACCATGGCTTTTCTGTCAGCGGGTCAATCTTTCGGATGTATGCTTTATGTGTCCAGTGTGAAACCGTGGTCGGGTTAAAGTCTGCGTAGAGTTTAGACACAATCGGCTTGCCCGTATGCCTGTTCGGCGTTCTCGCGTTGAGACGTGTCATCAATGCCGGTACGTTCTGCCAAGATGGCTCTGTGGCCTCGTTTATCCATATTCGGCCATGCTCGCCACCTAAAACCTTGTCAATCTCTGCGGGATGCAAGCCACCTATTTTGATTATCGAGCCGCTTTTGTATTCGCACAGTGTCGGCTGCTTGAATATCTTGCACCTGCCAGCCTTGGCGTCATGCTCAAGAATCGGCAACATGGTTTGCTGCCATACTGTGTCTCGCGCATCGGCCATTGTCTTTCTCAGGATGTACTGAGAAACCCCAGGGAATTCAACCGCTGCCTGTCTGAATTTGTGGGCTAACGTGAACGACTTACCAGAGCGGGAGCCACCAAGCAGGGCGGCATATTTAATGTTCGGGTCAGATAATAGCGCGAACGCCTCAAACTGCTTCGGAGTCCAGTTCACTCTTTGGCGGTTTCAGGGAGTTTTATGTATTCAATCGGTGCGCCGTCTTTGCCGGTGTGCTCATGCTTCTCTATTAGCATCCCGAGGTATTTTGCTAGTAGCTCTAAGGCTTTCATCTTGCTTGCGTTCGGTCTTGTCACCGTGCCGCCTTTTGTCTCGTCATAGTAGACACTTTCGGCGAATGCTTCACTTTGCAGTTCGTCAAGTATCCGCCTTTTGAGGCCTGCTTTTTCTGCCCCAAATGCTTCTGATAACTCATTATCAATATAGACCTTTATAGACTCTTTCTTAAGCAGTCTTGACCCTATATCAGCGGCATACTTCTCGCTGTACCCTGCTTTTCTTGCTGCCTCGCTGGCGTTTTGTCCGTCTTTTAGGTAATGATAGACGAACTTTTTACGGCGTCCGGTTAGCTTGGGTTTGCTCATTGTCTTTTGGATAGTTTGATAGCTCTAGCCTGCACCTTGGGCAAACGTCAATATCACAGCAGCCGTCAGCGCATTGCTCGAACTTTGCTTCATGCCATTTGCCAGACCAATCGCATCTGTGACAATACATTTTCTCAACATTTTCTACGGGTTTACTCATACCACGCACACGCGCTGTTTTTATACGACCCCGACGCGCATCTGATCGGGTAGCCTGATTCAGGGCAAGACTTGCCTTTGAAATAGACGGTGAACGCGGTAGATGTCTCACGGGCGTCGCATCCTGACTGCGTGTCGTCTTGATAGCACCATGTAATCAAAGTACCGCCTAAGCTCCATGAATAGGCACAGGCACCCTTGACGATGGCCGGCTTTGCTTGCTCTTCAAGCTGCGCGCAGGCTGTCAGGGCTAAAATTGCGAGGGCGGCGACTTTCATGCATCTGTGTTTTCAGGCGTATCGACTACCAAAGGCCGGCGCTGGTAGTTTTGTTTCTGCGGCTTGGCGTCCCCTTTCGCTTCGTTGAACAGCTCTTCAAGCCATGACTTAAAAGGCTCAGGCTGTGGTTTTGATAACACTTTCTCAAAATACTGAATGCGGTCTTGTGTCATTTCATTACTCCTATGATAAAGCATAACTCTGCGAGAATTAATATAACCGAACCCCACAGAACGCGGCGCAAAATCTTATTGTGTCGGGCTTGCTCGTCAAGCTCTTGGCCTTTCTCTGTTAGCTTTGCTGATAGCTCTTGGATGTATTTGCCGAACGTGTTTAGTTTCATTTGCGCAATTTCTTTCTTCGTGCGGTCTTTCATCGCGCGGTGCATTGTGATGCTCATCGGTTTAACTTTCCTGAAATTGACGCGCCGTCAATCATTTAACCTGACACACCTCAGCCAACCTTTCAGGGAATTCTTGCCGCTCGAACCATTGCACATCGCGGATTTCGCCTGACTGTTCATAGCTCGTCAGCCTCAGCGTCTCTGCCACGAGTCGGCCATCGGATTTATAGACGCAGTGCGCTTCAACTACACCATGAGGGCGGCGCGCGTTATTGTACTCAAAGAACCATATCTCATAGGCACCGGTTTCGCATTGTTCCGGTGTGGGGATGGGTTTGCATTCGTAAGGGACACGGGCATAAGTCAAGGCCCAAAAGAACACGAACGCGCCCAGAATAGTTATTATGGTTTTTGCTGTCTTGTCTTTCATGTGTCCGCCTTTAGTGCGCCGAGAAACTTAGCACACATTAGCCAGCCTGCCATGTATTCACTGCGAATATCAGATTTACCGCCGCCTGCATAAATCATTCTTCTCACATATTCCGCTTCAGTTTTTAAGATTTTGTATTCATAATCGTTGTATGCGGATTTCATCTCTTCTTCTGTGTACTGCTTAGGTTCGCGCTGTGATATGCTGTCGATGATAGCGAGAAGGCTTCCCTCTAACGTGTTCGAGCTGTCAAAGGCTTCATCTTCACGAATCTTTAACCTTGCCCGCTCCACAGTCTCGCGCTCTTCGGGTGTTAGTAGGTTCATACATTCCCCATTTGTTCTAAAAGCCATTTGTCGTAGAGGCGGCCTGCTATTATCTGCGCTCGCCAGCTATCAATCCCGCCGACCTCTGCGAGTTCTGCTGCTGTCGGGTACTCTTGCTCATTGCCGCGCCAAATCCAAAACGCCTGATTGTCGAGAATGGGCGGGGGGATTGGTCTTTTGAAAATGTGCGAGCCGATCTCTTCGGATTTTCCGATTAGTTCCGGCAATATCTCGTGCCATACCATCTTTCCACCTTCTCCAATACCTGCGGGGAACACATCTTTGGCTTTGAGTTTATGCAAACCCGGCGTCAGCATAATGTGCGTCGGCAGTGCTGCGCGGATTTTTTCGAGGGTCATTCAACACCGCCTTCATACTTTACACCGCACCACGGGCAGAATGTTGGCA